TCTCTAAACATTTCTTTACTACCACCAGGTCCAGGTGTCGAATACATTCCTGTAGGTTCCAAGCGACCAGTCTTAATAAAAACGTCAAATGGTCTCGTGACAAGAAAGTTTGTTTTGTGACTTCCATATACTGGATGGTTTAATTCCTCTGACAGTAATTCTTTTAATTTAATCATATTATTATCCGTAATACTTTAAAATTAATTGTTTCATTTTGGGTAACTGTAGAGCTCTAAATTTTTTCTGTAATTTTGGATTTTTATCGTAAGCCTTATCTATCGTTACTATTAAGTTAGCGGTCTGTAAATCAATACCCTTTTCGTATTGTTTATTTTTAAGAACTCTTTTAGCGACATCTACACCACTAACTTCATTTACGGATTCTTTTAAATATTTACCTTTTTTATAATCACCCTCAACTTTATTTATCATCTTTTGTAATTGTTTTTTATTTGATGTTGATTTTGAACTATTTCTTTTTTCTTTAAGTTTATTTATTACTTTAATTGTCATAAGTTTTGCATTTGATGGTTTATCAAAAGTTTTTACCTGATGAATGGCATTTTTCATCACATCTTTTATATTTTCATTTACGGATTCAACCTTGATACCTAAT